TTTGGACAAAACATTATGCAGTTTCTGAGTCAGTAGATAAAAGTGATACACAAACTTTTGGAATACCACAAAGAATAATTAGAAGTCCAAAGAATGATGGATTTGGTTTATCACCTATACCTAATGGTGTTTACAAAGTTTATTTCTTTGCATACTCACAACCAAGTGAATTAACAAATCATGGTGATACAGTAGTATTTCCACAACAATATACTACAGTATTATTATCAAGAGCAAGATATTATTTACATCAGTTTAAAGATAATATAAGTCAATCACAATTAGCTGATGCAGAATATAAAAAAGGTTTAAGAACTATGCGTGAACAATTAATTGAATCGTTTCCGGATAGTATGATTGACGATAGGATTAGAATAGTATAATGCCAGAGCAAGGTGTATCAGTTACTTGCGAAGGTGGATTAGATTTAGTAGGCACAACACATAATCTTTTTAGAACACCGGGAGTCGCAACAGCTTTAAAAAACTATGAGTCTTCTATTCATGGTGGATATAGAAGGATAAATGGTTTTACAAAGTTTGGTTCGGCACAACCAAGTGGTACAGATGATGTCGAAGGTATATTTAGATATTGTCAAGGAGTAGTCGCTTGTGCTGGTGCTAACATTTATTACAGTACAAATGGTAATAGTTGGACACAAGTAAACAAAGATACATACCAAAGTAAAACAGGAACAGTTTCAGTAACAGCAGGTGCAGCAACAGTTACAGGAAGTGGCACAAGTTTTACTACTGAGTTTGCAGTAAACGATGACATTAAAATTAACAATGAAGTATTTAATGTTTTATCAATTACAGATAATTTAAACTTAACAGTAGATGGTAACTTTGCAAGTTCAGCTTCTAGTCAAGTTATTAAAAAGAATGGAGCAAATGATTCACAGTTATCAAGTGGGTCAGCAATAGCTAGAACAAATCAAGCTGATTGTAAGTTTGCTTTATACGAAGGCGATACTCAACATGGTGAGTTATTTATTGTAGATGGAGTAAATAAACCTGCTATGTTAAAGATAACAGTAGCTGGTGGAGTTAATACTTACAGTTTTAAAGAAGTAGAAAGGTCTGCACCAGACAAGTCAAAGTTTGCTACAATATTTGGTGAACGATTAATACTTGCAGGTGACTCAGATAATCCACAAGTTGTATCATACAGTACAAGATTAAAACCAGAAGATTTTACTGGAGCTTCGGCAGGAACAATTGATATTGGTGATAAAATACAAACAATAAAACCCTTTCGTAATAAACTAATTGTTTTTTGTGAAAGCAGTATTTTTCAAGTATCGGGATTAGATGGAACACCAGTTGTATCGGGAGTAACAAAAAATATTGGATGTGTTCATGGTAACACAGTTCAAGAGATAGGCGGTGACCTTGTATTTCTTGCACCAGATGGTTTAAGAACAATTGCAGGAACTGCTCGTATTGACGATATAGAATTAGGTTCTATTAGTAGAAAAATATTACCTTTATTTAGAGATAACATTTTTCCTAACTTATCAACTATAGAATTTGCTAGTATGGTTGTTAGAGAAAAAAGTCAATACAGATTATTTTACTATCGAAGTGGACTTTCTAACCCACAACAAAAAGGCATCATAGGAACTTTTAAAGTAGCTTCTACAGGTGCTGTAGGTTATGAATGGAGTGAAACAGAAGGTATACCAGCTAGAAGAGTTCACGCAGGTACAGATACAAATGGTAATGAAGTTTTATATCATGCAGAAACTGATGGTAGAGTTTACAATCACGATACTGGTAATGATTTTGATGGTGAAAATATAATAGCAATATACAAAACACCAGATTTAGATTATGGAGATTCTGGTGTAAGAAAAACTTTATACTATATTAAAACAAGTATTAGAGCAGAAGGAACAAATAGTAATTTAACAGTTTTACCTAGGTACGATTTTGAAAGTCCGAATGTACCTCAACCATCTGAAATAAGTTTAGGTAACCTTATTTCTGTTTCAACATTTGGTAATGCAGTATTTGGAACAGCGATATTTGGTGGTACATTATTTCCACAACAAAGGGCAACATTAACAGGTAGTGGATTTACAAATAATTTTAGAATACGAAGTGCAGGAAATCAAGCTCCTTACACAGTATCTGGATTCTATGTAGATTTCATAGCAGGAGGAAGAATATAAAACATGGCAGCATATGTTAGACAAAGTACATTTTCTGATGGTGATACAATATTTGCATCACTATTAAATAATGAATTTGACCAATTACTAGCAGCATTTAATGTATCAACGGGGCATACACACGATGGTTCAACTACTGGTGATGGTGGTCCAATATCTAAATTATTTAGTAACGCAATCACTTTTGGTAAGAATGAGAATACAGATATTGCTGTAACATTTGATGGTTCTTCTAATGATGGTGTAATTACATGGATGGAAGACGAAGATTACTTCCAATACTCTGACGATATTTTATTAAGCACTACTGAAAAAGTTTTATTTAGAGACTCAGCTATTTATATTAATTCATCAACTGATGGACAATTAGATATAGTAGCAGATAC